ATCAATTGTCATCTATTTCTCCTCTTTCATATAAGTTTATTTCTATTGGATAGTATTTTCTTTCTTGTTTATCCCACTTTAACAAATTGTATTTACCATTTGTAGTATCAGAAACTAAAGAACAAGCAACTCCTATTAATGCTGGATCACCTGTTAATAACAAATAATCTTTTTCTGTAAAATCTTTTAGACCTTGTCTTAACTTACGAACTAAAGGACCTGGTGAAAAAATCATTTGAGAAAATTCTGGTAATAAAAATTTTAGATCACCATATTCAGTAGCACCTACAATATTTATTTTAGGACTTCCTGCTTGGCTTCCTGCAATTTCTTGAATTACGTATACTTTATTTTCTTTCATGCTTGACAATATAGTCTTTTAATATTATATGTCAACCCAGAAAGAAGAAACTATGAAATATAAATTTAAACTAAAACCATACAAGCATCAATTGACTGCTTTAGAAAAGTCATGGAACAGAGCAACGTACGCATATTTTATGGAAATGGGTACAGGTAAAACAAAAGTATTAATCGACAACATGTCTATGTTGTATGATAAAGGTAAAATAGATGGTGTCTTAATTATTGCACCAAAAGGTGTTGTTAAAACTTGGCACGAACAAGAATTACCTACACACTTACCAAATCATATAGAGAATGTGACCGTATTGTGGCAATCAAATATTACAAAAGGACAAAAAGAAAAATTAGATTCTTTGTTAAAAAGTGATGTGTCTCTTCACATTATGATTATGAATGTAGAAGCTTTATCTACACCAAAAGGTAAAGACTTTGCTACAAAATTTGTTAGCTGTCATAACACACTAATGGCTATTGATGAATCCACTACAATTAAAACACCCACAGCAAAAAGAACTAAAAATATTATAGCTGTTGGTAAGAATGCAAAATATAGAAGGGTCATGACTGGATCGCCAGTTACAAAAAACCCACTTGATTTATATAGTCAATGTGAGTTCCTTGATCCGTGGTTGTTGGATTTTACATCATACTACGCGTTTCGTAACAGATACGCAGAAATGAAAACATTAAACTTGTCCGGTAGATCAATACAAGTAGTACATAAATTTAAAAACTTGGGTGAGTTATCTGATAGACTTAAAAACTTTTCATACAGAGTATTGAAAGAAGATTGTTTAGATTTACCAGATAAAATATTTATTAAACGTCATGTTAAACTTACAGCAGAACAGCGTAAGTTGTATGAAGAGATGAAGAAGAAAGCCATAGCACATTTGAATGGTAAAGCTTCATCAACCATGACTGTATTAACTCAATTAATGCGACTACATCAAATTACTTGTGGACATTTTACAGCTGACGATGGTACATCGGAGGCCCTACCTAGTAATAGAATGAACGAATTGATAGACATATTAGAAGAAACAGAAGGCAAAGTTATTATCTGGGCTAACTATCAATTAAATGTTAGTGAAATTATCGAGACTCTTAAAAAGAAATTTGGTGAACAATCTTATGTTCATTACTATGGGTTGACACCACAGGAAGCAAGACAGTCAAGTATTACACGTTTTCAGACTGATCCAGAGTGTAGATTCTTAGTTGGTACACCACAAACAGGTGGGTATGGTATTACACTTACACAAGCAAATACTGTTATTTATTATTCTAATGGATATGATTTAGAAAAAAGACTACAGTCAGAAGACAGAGCACACAGAATAGGTCAAACGAAGTCGGTAACATATGTTGATCTTATAGCAGAAGATACGGTAGATGAAAATATAGTTAAAGCACTACGTAAAAAAATAAATATTGCTTCTGAAGTTATGGGTGAAGAGTTAAGAGATTGGATTTAACCTACGACTTGTCCGCCTGACCATTTCATTTCTGGTAGGCCGTTCTCAAATTTTTTACCGTCGTATGTTAAAACTTGTTTTCTATTAGATCCTTTTTCATTATATGACACGTGGACCCATCCGCCTGCTGGATCATCAGGATTATAGAACTCTAAAATTAATTGGTCAAAATCTACGTTATTAGAAAGCCAGTAAGCGATCTGAATATTTGGTACGCCAGCTATTTCAAAGTCAACCGCCTGACCCTTTGCATGTTGCGACGTTTTTTTGCTGCCGATCGCTTCACACAGCGCCTCGGAGCGATAGCCTGATGTTATTGTAACTGGTTTATCAAACTTTGCACGAACAGGCTCTAGTATTTCATAACATACGTTTTCTAAATTTTTTATATCTCCAGCTCCTGGAGTATTGTCGATCCCTTTTCTAGTCGCGGTCATCGACTTAGTCATTTCTTCAAGTTTAAAATGTTTCGATAGTTGCATGATTTTTTATCTAATAATTAAAGCGAATATAACATAAGCCATACCAGATATCAAAGCTCCTGTAGACACTAATAAGATACTTTCTACGCGGTTTATTTGACGTTCTAACTTATGTATTTTGTCATGAGTTTGCTTCTGCATTATTCTGCAAAGCTTTTCATGATCTTCAATTTTTTGTAATGCGTTCTTTGCCATTATGTTCTGCTCGCAATTATTTTTTCTTCAGGTGATAGTAAAGCTTCTTGTGTACGTGTCAAGTTAGTAATTGGATTAACATTTGCCGCGGCAGTCTTAACGTTTGGCATAGGTGTGCCCGGTAGTGGTGGTGTTTTTATTTCTTGTATTTGTGCTGTTTCTACTGTCTTACCTTGTGGTGTAACTCTTTCACTAAACAAATCCATGACATTATCTATTATACTTCTTTTCACTGGTGCTTCAGGGTTAAGAGATTTTCTTTTGTATTCTCTTTCAATTTTTCTAAACTCACTTCTAGGATAAAAATAATCTCTATTTACTCTACCCCTACCTTCATCTTTAGCTAATTTTTCTGCTTCTTTAACTCTTTTCTTCATACGTTCTTTGTATCCTGTGTATGGAATATTTTTACCTTTCAATAAACTTCTTGCATTTTTTCTTGATATACCCCTTTGATTTAAAAGTTTTCTTAAATCTCTTTCAGACATTCCTACCGTTTCTGCATCTTTTAACACATTATAAAAATTTCTATTGACTCTATAGTTTTCATCTTGAATGGCTTTAAACTCATCTAATAAAACAGCTGGTCCTCGTGTTAAATAATCTTGGAGACTAAATAATTTTTCAGTAGATGTAACTAATCTTTTATTTTTATTGTACTCAGTAATTTTGTATTGCATAGTTCGTGGTACATCTACATTAATAATTCTAATACCAGAAAACAATGCTAATGCTTCATCTGTTAAATTTCTTGGAACTCCACCTCTACTTACATCACCAGTAATAGCTTCTTGTATTTTTCTTCCAGTAGAAACAGCACCAGGTTCTATACCTTTTAAAAGGTGAATAAAACTTTTAGATATTTGTGTTCCAATTTCATCAGTAGGTGAATAAACCATACTACCTGTTTTTGTTCTACCATCTCTACCCCCAATAAAAAAACCTGCAGGTAACACATCAGATATTCTTTCTAAAGCAATAGCCTCTGAAATAAATGGTGAAATTAATTTACCAATAAAACCATCACCAAAAGGACTTAACTGTTCAAAAAGAATTTCACGTCTCTTCTTATCAGTCATCTGTCCTTCTTCTAATGTTTTAATGGCAGCGGTAAAAGGTTGTGTAACTGCATCGTATGGACTAAAATATGAAAAGTTTACAGCTTTTCCTATACCATCTTTCCATTTATTAATTGGTATAATTGTTGCTCTTGAATTCCATGGTGCTGATAAACTTCTTTTGTATGCATCTATTTGTTCTTCTTCTACACCAGTAAGTGCTTGAGCTATTTGACCTGCTCCTTCGTTAGCACCACCTAATACAACAGACGCACCTATTAATCTTCTATAACCTTGTTGACGTAGCAAAGGATTACTAGACATGGCTTCTTTCATTCCAATATCTAAAATATTTGTTGTTGTTCTAATCATTTCTGCAGGAAACGATACGAAGTTACCAAATGGTAGTTTTCTAATATTTTGTACAAACTCTGGTACTTTACTATATGTTGGATATGTATTTCTAATTTGCCATGCAGCAGCTTCGTCAATTGCTTGATCAAATGATTTTCTTGCGCCAGTAAACGTATCAAATCTTTGAAACTCTCTACCTGTTATTTCTTTGGTCCATTTTGCAATGTCATCTACAGTGTTATACATACCACGCATTTGAGATTTTACATATTCATGGCCATACCATTTCCAAAGATTATCACCTCCAGCATATATTCTTGTAGCTGTTTTCATCATTTTAGTATTTGATAATTTATTCAATAAACTATCCATACTTTTTACTTTTGCCCCAGCTTTAATATCCTGTAACACAGCTTTTAATTCTGAAGCCACAATGTTTTCATCGATTACACCAAGACGTATTTTGTTTTCTAAATTTTTTATAAACTCATTTTCATTAATTACTTTTCCTGCACCAAATATATCATCGAGAGTCATTTTTAATGCTTCAGTAACAGATGCTCTACCACCTATGTGTCCGTTAGCTAATGGAAACATACTTGCAGAAGTTACGTTTCTAACTTGTGTTGCAGGTGAAAGAACTGTTTTACCAAACTGTGTAGCAACTTTTAATTGTAATAAATTTCTATAAATATCACTTTGAATAAAACCATCTAATTTTCCTGGTGTACCACGTAATGCCTGCACAACTTGATCTGAACCATATAGTTTTGACATAGGACTTTGCAATAAACCTAATCCTTTTAATTTTCCAACAGGGCTTTTACCTGCATCTAATACTCCTCTAGCTATTGCATCCTCTCTTGATCTGTAAAGCCAACCCTCTTTAATACCAAGGTCAGCTAATTTATCTAAAGATTTTTTGTTCACTGATTGTGTAATAGCGTGTGATGTAGTCGTTAGTACTGATGCTTTTAAATTATCTTCTTCGCCTAGTAATTTTTTAATAGCATCAGGTAACTCTTCTCCTGTTCTAATTAATTTGTCTGATTTTAAATTATATTTAGATACATCTTTTAACACCTGTAAGGGATCTCCATTGTTTTGTTTACCGGCTTGTAATATAGATTTTACAATTTGTTCTGCATAAGTTTTTTGTTTTTGTGCTGGTGTGGCTTTACCCGGTAGACTTGCAGCTGTAAGTCTTTCTGATTTGTTTCTTTTAATAACATTTTTTAAAACATAATCGATAGCTCCATCTAATACTTTTTGATCGGGAGTAAATTCAGGATTAGAAAAAACAGCAAAAGATTTACGCATGTATGATTTTAAATTATCCAAGATATATTTTTTTAATTCTTTATCAGGCAATAACTCCGCAAAAGTTTTTTTAGTTTTAATTAATTCTTTGTTTAATGCAGATGCGCTACCTCTTAAAAGTTGTGGTAAAGCTTCTAATTTTTTTTGTCCTTTTAAATAAGATAACGTTTGATCTAAATAATAATCTTGACTAGCAGGAGAGGTTGTTTTTGTATTGTATAAATCTTTATTTGCTCGTGCTAAATCATATGATTTTTTTTCTAAAGATTCTAAATACTTTTCTATTGTTCTTGATCTTGCTTTTATTTCTCTTCTTGCATCAGAAGTTAGCTGATAACCTAAACCAGTTTTTTCTCCTACTGATCTAAACTTTGCTAAAAAATTATCTAATCTTTTTAATCTTTTCTTTATTGGATCTGAATCTGCAACTGAAAATAATCTCCAGTCATCAAATTTTGGTAGTTGTTTAAATTTTAAATTTCTAGATATAATAGGGTTTAACAACTTTTCTGCTGTAAATGCGCTTACATCTCTTAGTTTTCTAATACCTTTAGGTACACCTGGTGTTCTTGATAATACAAAAGATAATGGAGTTATGACAGCTTTGTCTGCAGCTTTTAAACCCATGCCAGCTGCATATGCACCAGGTTTAAATAAACCATATTTTAAACCAACAGCTAATGGTTTACCCATCAAAGAAAATCCACCACCTATTAATGCACCTTCTGATGCAAATCTTAATCTATTTTTAAATCTTGTTAGTGCAAGATCTCTGCCTGATTTATCTTCCTCATCTTCTTTTTCTACAAATAATGTATCTATGTTTGGAGAGCCAGCAATAAAATCTGTTGCTGCGAAAGCTCCTGCCATATAGCCAGCTCGTTTTCCGATTTGTGTAACTTTTTGTGCTTTTGATAATTTATTAACAGCGTCTTTACCTTTTGCAATTGCTCTACCTCTAGCACCTATTTTAAATATTAGACCACCTGGTAAACCAAATTGAACACCAACTTTTCCAAACTCACCAACTAAAGTTTCTGGATCTTTTATTTTATTTTCTTCGTATACTTCATCTAGTTTTGAAACATAGTCTGTGTCAAAAGCATAGTCGATACCTGATGTAACAAGATCGCCAATAGAATAACCAAGATCTTGCATACCACCATATAGTACTCTTTCTATTTCTTCATAACCTTCTATATAATCTTTTTCTTTTGCAGGTGCACCTTCAGTAAGTTGTTTGATTCTTGATAATTTTTCTGGACTAAATATTCGTGTATCAAATAAAGGAAGAGCTTTTTTTAATCCTTCCCAAGTAAACTTAACTTCTTTTCTTGGTGAGTTTAATTTTTCTTTTATTGATTTGGTAGCAGACTTCTTATCTATAAGAGAGTCTCGTTGCTTCTCTTTAAAAGGTTTATCTGACAATATTGCCATTTTAACCCTCCTGTGGCAGTACTAGATTTACGTTGTATGTTTGATTGAAATTGTCAACATCTTGTTGAGTTTGTATTTCTGCAAAATCCGTTAATGCTTGTTTGCTTGTAGCAATTAATGTAACAACATCATCTGTGATTTCTCTTGGTAATCTTGCTCTTAACTCATCATAAGTTAAATCTTGTGTTTGTGCAGCGGCTGTAGGAGTTGGAGCTCTCATTGTTTCTGTCATCATTGAAACATCTTCTACTACTTCTCCACCTACTTGATAGCCTGCTCTACCACCATCTTTTCTTTTTTGTCTAACTAATTTAGCTAATTGATCAAGAACTTCATTAGAAGCTTCTATTTGAGTATACTCTACTCCTGTAGCTGGATTGATTTCTCCTTGTTTGTCACTAATCATATCTGAAATATCTTCAGAACTATAAACTTGACCTATCGCTGATATTACATCAAACTTATTAAGTTTGTCGGTTAAGTCTTGATTTTTTTGTATTTTTATATCTATTTGATCAATTTTTTCTTTGTCTTTTTCTTTGTTAGGATCTAGTTTAGATTTCTGTTCTATTAAAGTTTGTCTCTCATCTATCAAATTTGATAAGGCGTCTTGTTGACTTGAAAACTCAAAAGTTTTATCACTACCACCTCCAGCAGCATCTATCTGTGCTTCGTATATTTCCGCAGCTCTATCTAGAACATCACCTTTTCTTCTTCTCTCTGCTTTTCTTCTATCTAATCGTTCAGCTTCTCTAGCTGTTTGAAACTGTTGTAATACTGGAGATCCCGCTTTACCTATTGCACCTGCAAGGTTACCACCAGGTTGTGCAAGTAAATTCATACCAAAATTCATTAATGCACTAGACATAGATCCAGGCATACCTGCTTTTGGTTCGTAAGCATCTTCACCTAAATATTCTTTACTAGCTTTATCTTGTGCTGCAATTAATTCTGCAAACGTAGTAGTGCCACCATTAGCCATACCTGTTCTTGATGCGTTTAGTTTTGGTCCATCAAGTCCGGATAGTATACCAGTTGTCTTTTCTTGAAATTCATATTCAGGTGAACCACCCATTCTGAACATTGGTCTTTTTAAAACTCTATTAGCCATCTTTAACCTTTCAGTGCTCCAAATATTCCTGCTAGTGCAGACCCTGCTCCTATCGCTGTTTGTAGTGGACTAGGATTAGGCACAAAGCTTTGTGTAGTCTGACCAGGGTAACCACCCATAAGTCCTGCAACTTGACCTGCGTATCTAGATAAATTTTCTTGAGGTAAGAATGTAGCCTGCCTTGCTGCTTCTCTTGTTGCATCTTCTTCAGCTTGCTGTTGTGCCTGTTGAACTGCGCCCACTGATCCTAATGTTGAAATGTCTGCTCTTTGTAATTGTGGTAATAGTTGTGCTAAACCTTGTTGGTTAGCTAAATCTTGTTGTCTTGCTTGTTGTGCTTGACCAAAACCTTGTTGTAATAAATTTGCTTGTAACATTAATCTATCTTGGTCACTACCAGTTTGATACTCTGCTAGTTCTACACCTTCTCTACCACCACCGAAAGCTCCTGATGCTACTGCTTGATCTCTAATTCTTTGTCTGTTAGACGCTGCATTTCTATCAAACTCTGCAAGAGATGTATCAATTACTTGTTGTTGATAAGGTGACATATAATCTTGAATAGAACCAGCACCTGTTCCACCACCAGGTCCCATAAGTTGTTGTGCTTGATTAATAAAAGGTTGGTAAGATCCAACTCCTGAAGCTGCTAATGATGCAGCTTGTTTTTGTAATGCATCTTGAGCCGCTACGCTTGGTGCAAGTCCAGCTAAACTTTGTTGTCTAGTTTCAAATGCTCTAGCTGCTTGTTGTCTTGCTTCAAAGTCTTCTTTTGCTTCTCCAGGTCTTTGTGAAATTTGTCCTAGTCCTACTGATACTGTAGGTACGCCCGTTGACGCTACTAGATTTTTTGCTAGATCAACACCTATATCTTCAATAAACTGTGGTGGACGCGTACGAGTTTCTGTAATAGCCATATTATAATACTTCCTCTAATCTTTTTGCTGTTTGGAACATTTTTCTAGCGCCATCTAAGCCTTGCGATTGATCATTTTCGGCTTCTAATTTACTCATAAGATTATACATTTTTTGTGCGCCTTTGTCTATATCTCCGTCACCAGCACCTCTAACAGCATCTGCTGTCATTACAAATTCATTCTTACTTAATCTAGCTGGAACGTCATCAGCTCTCTCTTTTTTACCTATTGGCACAAATCCACCATCTTCTCTGAGATCCATTTCCATACCTTTTAGATTCATCATGCCACCTTCTGCTTTAGTTTCACGTTCTGTACTTCTATAATACTTAACAAACTCTGTATGTTTTGGATGCATTTCTGCAGCTTCTGGATTAACTTCAAATACTCTTTTCCAACCTTTATATTGTGGGTCATTTTCTACATCTGACATACCACCTTCAGCTCTAAATGCTATTGGCACGTTTCCTTGTGCTCCTCTTTTTCTATATTCTTCTACACTAAATCCTGTCTTATCATCAAAGCCGTCACCATCTTCATCTTGATATCCTTTACCTGCTAGTGCACCTGCAAGCAATCCACCACCTATTGATAATCCAGCTAATTTACCAATCCCTGCTCCAGCTATTTTTTTCTTCATTGCTTCAAAACCAAATTTTTTAGCAAAAGCACCAAATCCACCAGAAGCTTTTATACCAAATCCAGGCATGTAATATGCACCTAATCCTAATAACGCGGCTTTACCTAATGGAGACTTAACTACCTTCTTAACACCACGTGTAATTTTTTTTACAAGTTTACCTAGACCATACATTTGTCTTGCTGATTCAAGGTCCATGATCCCACCTTCGTAAGGCATGCCGCCTTCCATAAGACCAACACGTCCACCATCTTTTCTAAATGCAAGAGCTAATTTAAATGGTTCTTCTTCATCTTCATCTTTATCATCTTTAGCAGCTGTTGTTGATTGGATTGGTATAATTGGAAGTTGTTGTCCACCACCACCTTCACCTGTAATCGGTGGTTTATTACCATACACTCTATCAAAATCTTTTTGAGATATGTTATCTTGCATTGCAACATCTAATTGATCTCTTGCTCTTGATAAATCTTTTCCTTCTAATCCGTATTGAGTCATAGAATAATCTACTTCAAAAGGATCTTTCATAGATCCGATGCCTGTTGTTTTATCTCTATCCTCAACACCTAAAACTGTATCAAGATCGTCTATTGTTACACCTGGGGGTGTGTTTCTAAACATGTCAGATTGTAAAATAGATGGTATATTTGTTTTTGTCATCAGTCCTAATTTTTGTGCTACAGAATTAACTAAAGTTTTTTTAGCTAGATCAGTTCTAAATTTATCTAATGATTCTAATGGACCAATTTTACCATCTTTATTTTTATCAAAGTTTTTTAGATCAGTTAATTTATCACCTGTTTCTCCAAAATCTGTATCCATTAAATCTTGTTCATCTTCTTCTTCATCATCAAAAGCATCATCAGCTGTAATAAAATCTTGTAGTTTTTCTTTTTGTTTAGTTTTTTTGTCTTGAATTTCTTTTTCTGTTTTTAAATCTTTTTTCTTTTTTTCTTCTGCTGCTCTTTTTTTTGCTTCTTCTCTAGCTCTTTCAGCTGCTCTTGCATCTATAGCTGCTCTTGCTCTTGCAAAGTCAGCATCTGAACCACCAGCACCTCCGCCAAAATCTACACTACTTGTAGAGTAGTCAGAACCAAAACCTTTACTACCCATTTCACCAGCATGCCCTGCATCTGGTCCATAGTAACCTGGTCGTTTACCATCTTTTCTTTTCTTTGCTAATTGATGACGGTGAACAGGTCCACCTTTTTTCATCATAATTTGTTTAGCTTGTTGTGCGTCTGTGATAGCCATTACAAATCTCCTGCTCCTGCACCCATGTCGATATCTACTACTTTAATTTCAACATCTCTTCTAATATGCTCTTTTTTTGTATCTGTTGTTGGATCGTCTATATCTATCTGAGCTTCTGCATCAGAGTTATATTCAACCCCTGTTTTAGTGTTTGTTAATGTTACAATACATTCTGGTGTAATAATAGCAGTTTTTTTGCCGTTTATTATCTCGTATCGAACGCTTGCTTCTGTTTCTTTAAAAGACATTATATTTGATCCGTTGGTTGTGTTCTTAAAATTTGTAATAATGATGCTGTCATCTTAATCTTATCCGCTGTAGCACACTGCATTTTTAATTTATCTCCAGCTTCTAATACTATAATATTATTAAACGTAAGTAAATCAACACCTTCATTAGCATTTATACTGGCTACTTTGTACTCAAAATCAGTAGAACTAGAGGCATCAAACACCTTGACTGTTACGTCTAATGCGCTTCCATGAGTATTAAATAACTTTACAGTCTTAATAAGGCTAGCTGTAGCTGTTGGAGATTCATACATATCTACATCTGATCCTGCAGCGTTTAATAGTTTTTGTACATTTTTATATATATTTGCCATTATGAAAAGAAGAAACTAAATCGTTCTTTTTCCTCCTCATTGTCTGTTAAGTATGTTGAATTTAATTGTTCTATTATAGAGTTTAAAGCTCTATTAATTTGTCTTTGATTATCTTCACTATATTCTTTTTTTGGTTCTGGTAATCTAACTACTATCTTTGTCATTATCGTCTCCCGTCTTGTTGCAGGTCTATTTGAAATGTGCCAAATCTCCAACTTTGTGATGACCCCGTGTTTTCTATTTTAATACTAGCATATCTACCTCGTGCTCTTGTATCTTCTTTTGTTGTTGTAGATGTAATTGTAAAAGGACTGTATGTGCTATTAGCTGTTGTTGAAGATGGAAAATCTTTTATACCGATAGTTACTTTTGCATCACCTGTTAATGTTTTGAAGTCAGGCACAAATCTTCTCATAGCTAAAAATAATTCTGGTTGATCTTGTTGTAAAGCAATGTCATATGATTGTATAAATGATGTTAACGCTGTTGTACTACCATCAGGGTTAATTTGATCTGTTCCTGTATCATGTTGAAAGTATACTGTTTGACCTAAACCAGACTCACCTATAATACTTGGAAAAGTTCCTGTAGCACTTGAATTAAATTGTGTAGCGTATGGTTTTGGATAAACTACAGAATCAATCCAAGTTGTTCTAATTGAATTAGTGTTTTGACCTGTATACCAATTACCCATAGGCACGCCTTTAGATTCACCATAATTAAATACTACATATCTATCATTAAATGTAGATCCTTGTGTTGGATAATACCATACAACTTCTGTATATAAATTATTTATTCCTGCTGTTACTTGCTGACCTTTGGTAGTATCAAAATCATCAAATACATAATCTTCTACGCTACATGGTAAGTTATTAACTGTACCATCAAATGCAAAGAAACCATTATTACCAATCCAATAAGCAACACCATCTATCTCTACAGCTGCGTTCTGTCCTATTAGTCCACAGTTTGTACCTACTTGTTCAAAACCAAATGTAAATGGAGATCCAATAAATCTCATTGTGTACAATGCATTATCAGTCCATATCAAAATATTTTCTTTTGCAACTAACGCACCCATAATTTTTGTACCATCTTGTAATCTTTGTGTACCTGCAGTGTTAGTTGTACCTGGTGCGTAAGTATTAATTTGTTCTTGATTAGAAAATCTTATAAACATGTCATCTTGTGTTGTTGGATCACCAATAGTTGTTTCTGTGCCAAGATGAATTAAGTGACGAGTCGTTGGTGATATTAAAGTTAACCTTGATGCAGTTGGGTTTCCATCGGTGCCTGATATTGCCGTTTCAAATCCTGATGTTGTTGTAGACGCTCTTGTTGTAAGTTTATTTGCAACATCGGAATTCCAAGTAAAAGTTTTACCATTTGCAGCTGTTGCAACTAATACTTGACCAAAATTACTTAATGACCAAAGTCCTGGTTCAAGACTTACAGTTGATGCTACTACAGCATCGCCCCAGTTACCCCAGTCTGTTGCATCTTGAACTGTTGAGTTTGTAGAATGAGCTTGACCATTTGATGTGCCAGCAGTTGCTGTACCTTTTGCACCTCTAGTAATTCCTAAAAACTGTGTAGCATTTTTTGATGTATATGTAATTAATTCTGCATTTGGAACTGTACCAACAGCTATTGTTCCTGCAGATGAAAACCCTGTTGTACTATCTACAGTTACTGCTGTACCTGATCCACCTGTACCAGCTGTGTCAGCATTTAATGATCCATCTAATTCTGTGCTTTGTGATCCTGTAACATTTCCACCATAGTTTCCAATACCAAAACCATATCCATAAGATTGTGCAGATGGTCCTACCGTTTCATAAGGATTAACAGTACAAGAACTTCCTGAAGTTAAATCTGAACCACCACCATTAGCTTCTGCTGAAGGTGATGTTATTGTAAATGTTGTAGAACTTGGCACTGTTATTACTTGACAAAGTTTATCTTCAAATGTTGAAGCGGCTATACTAGAGCCTGTCGGCATAGTTACTGAATCTAATTCAACAATATCTCCTACCTCTAATCCGTGATTAGTTGATGTTGTAATTGTAACAGCAGTTCCTCTTGTTGTGCTTGTAGTTATAGTAGAACCTGTAAATTGAGTTTGTGCTCCAGCATTGTTACTTCTAAAAGGTGTAATATCAAACAAAGCTCCTTCAAAATAAATTAATAAAAATTTATCCGTTCCAATAGCAACATATCTGTTACCATCAAGATCTACAAAAGCATGTTGTTTTCTAGCTACACCTACAATAGTATCTGTTAGTAATGAAGTCCAACCACCTACTTTTTCTGGTAAGCCATATCTAAACCTTATATTGTCAGAGTCTACCCATCTACCAGCTGCACCAACAGATGTATCTTGTTTGTCGATTCCAGGTAAAAATTTTATGGAAGTCAGAGCCATGGTCCTTGCTCCTTACGCCGTGTTCGTCTTAAATGCCCAACCTCTTGTTGCATCAACATACACTAATGTAACAGCTTGGCCATCAGTGTTTAATACTAGATTTGAAGTTCCTGAATTAATTGGTTGTCCGTTTCTATCAAAAGTTAAATTGTTAGAATTAAAAGTTCCTCGAGTGTCAATAACGGTTACTTCATCTCCAACTGCTGGAGAAGCAGGTAAGTCAATCTCTATAGGGTTAGCGGTTGTATTTGCAAAAACTTGAGCGCCAGCTACGATGGCGTATGGACTATTAGCATCAGTTATAGTTGCATAACCTTTTTCTAAAATAGTCATAACTGTTTCTGTACCATTTGATCTACAAAGAACAGTTGCACCTGGTGGTATTTGAGTAGTAGTACCACTAGCCGTTAATACTCCAAGTGTTCTATTTGATGTTCCTCTAACAGTGTCATCTTTCATAACCCAGACTCTAGTTACACCAGTGCCTGAAGGCATAGTAATTGTTCTATCTCCACCTAAAGTTCCGTGTAATCTTAAATATGCGTTTTTACCATTAGACGTTGCACCATCTGTTAATAATAAAGTAACACTACCTGAAGCTAGATCGATATCTTCTACTCCTGATGATCCTTGTTCCAAGATCTGTAAATTTGTATTAGTGATTCCGCCCCATTGTCCAGCTTTCTCACCTGTTGTTATAATTTCTAGTTTTAAATCTGATGAAAATGTTGATGCCATATTAATTTGTATCTATTGGTGTCCAGACCATTGTCACGCCTGGTATAATTTCACTCCATGTTATCGCCGATACTTCACCTGTGTCTAAAGCAAGCTCTACTTTAGTTGGGTCTATATTTGCGTCAGCAGTTATTGTAACATTTCCTGTAGCCAAGGTCAATCTGTTTACAGAAGGTATAATTTCAACACTTGTGCTAGATTCAGCTGTGCCTGTATTTAGAATAACCTGACTACCTGTAGGAGATACGTTAGCATCTGCTGAAATTGTTATAGTTCCAAGACCAAGAGTTAATCTATTTGGATCAGGAATTTCTGTAATTGAATCTGCTGTAATAGCAGGATTACCTATACCTATTGTAAGTTGATTGCCAACTACTGATACTTGTACATCACCCGCTGTTTGGGCTGTAGCAAATGGTAATGCTGATATTGCGTCAAATCCTAAACTCATAAATAATCCTTAAAAGGGGACAGTAGGTATGTGGTGGTGTACTGTCCCCATCTAAAGATTATATCATCGTTTAAACCAAGAAGGAAGACCTAAATGAGGACGCTTGTCGAACATATTATACTTCGCTCCAGGTGTTTTACGATTGTTATAATGCAGGAAAACTTGTACGCATTGTTTGCCTTTGAATTTTTCTCTCCAATGTTCTAGCTCACAGCCAGAGTAAACCAGCATATCTCCTTGTTTTAAATTTACCTCTATACCTTTTTTTCCAACTTCTCCAGATGGCTCTAAGTATATTGGCCAATCATCTCCACCAAGATTCATAGTGGTAGATATCTCACAACTAAATCTATCTTTGTGTCTTTTAAGTTCATCACCTTTTTTATATATTCTTGCATAAGAGTATGCAGGATACAATTTAAGCCCTGTAGCTTTTTCCATACCTGGTTGACATTTAAGTAATAGTGTTTCCATAGCCATATTTGCATATTGAGAATATGTGTTTGGAATCTGATCATTATTACCTTCATAATATCCAAGTATATTTTCAAAAGGTGAAAAATATCTTTGTTCTTTACAAGTATCATAAACCTGTTTTTGCATTGTAAAATAATTTGCAATAAAAGATGCTAGATCTTTTGATATTGCTTGACGAATAACTGTGTATTTATTTTTTTTAAACGACATCTTTTGCCATTCCTTTTGGTACAGCTTGTATATTCCAATGTATAAATCTAAAAGGTTCTATGCCATAATCTACCGCATACTCATGCTCTAGATAACCTGGAAATATAATTAATGTACCTGGTTTAGGTCTAAAATGTATTAGTTCTGAACCTGGCCATATACCTTTGATGTTTGGTTTCATATGTAATTTAGTTGCTCTTGCTCCTGTTCGAGGTTCATGAAATATTGGGTATGATGTTTTATCACTGCACTTTAAAAAATAAAAACCTGATACGTGTTGATTCCAATGAATGTGTGCTGAATGATGACCACCACCTTTTTTAGCAAACTCTTGCACCCATAGCTCACTAAATAGTGTTGTGTATTGTTGCATATCATATCCTTGATGATCTAAATATTCCCAAGACTTTGCACCAATGTAATTTCTAAAATCTAAAAAATCATTGTCGGCTAAAAGTGCTGTTGAATGATATGATGTACCAAAATCTCCATATTTTTTTATATGATCTTTTCTATTCTTACGAGCTTGTGTAATATATTTATTAGAAGCTTTGTTTAATGATTTTACAAACTCTGGTTTTTCTTCTGACCAAATGGTCGTGTTAAAATAATTATTTATATACATTATTTAAAAGGCCTCCCTAAATGCCATACCACAAGACTATATCTTGTGCCTGATGTT